TTCCCTCCTTCCGGGTTTGTGTTTTTAGCGAAACCGTGGTATACTGGATTTGGAAAGGTTGGTGAATCGTATGCTTACAAAAGATGCCGAGAAACTCTTTTCGCTCTTATACGGCCTTTATCTGGAAAACAGAGAAGCCGGGGAATCAAAAGTGAACGCGAAAAACTTTGGGGGACCCGATTTGATACAAGAAAAACTTCTGATAGATTGGTCGATTGCCGATATAGAAGAAACCTGTTGGGAACTCACAAAAGCTGGATTACTGAAAACCAACAACACCGGTAACGGGATCTATCTTGTTTTTCTAACAGATCAAGGCATTGTGTATGCGGAAAACAGATTTAAGAACGGATTAAAAGACGTCATTCAATTTCTTTCAGCCATTGGTCTCCGTTTTCCACCCATCCCCCTTTCGGGACCTTGAAAAAGTTTCTCGCGTGGGTGACGTCAAACGTGTGTTCGCAGGTTCCGCCGTTCTTATAACAAAGCGGAGCCCCTTCGCATTCCGGACATGCGCCGTCGCATAGAAAAATAATCTCTGTCTCTCTTTTTTGTTCCTTAACGGTCTTGCTCACTGGTGTTTCCCTCCTTCCGGGTTTGTGTTTTTAGCGAAACCGTGGTATACTGGATTTGGAAAGGTTGGTGAAAATATGACTAACACCAGGAAAACAAAACTGCTTAAGAAACTTTCCAAAACGAATATGGCCAGAAAACAGATCACAGATTTTTGCACAGACCGACCCGAAGATGGCGAAAGTGAAATCTACAATCTATGTAAGGAAAAATCGATCGATATGATATCCGATCCGCACTTGGACCATGGCGTGTTTGTTCCGAAACCAGATGACCTTTTTGGAATTGCCGACGGAGGAAAAGACCGATTGGCTGAGATAAGGAAAGAACGTTTTCGGGTTTATTTTCCAATAGTGATTTCGATCCTATCGCTTATCGTATCAATCATCGCGCTCGTCAAATCATCGAATTAACACCTTCAGCAAGCAGAGAACTGAACATAGCAGCGAAATAAGCGAGACGTATAATGGCAGGTTTGGGTGCCTCTGATAAAAATATGGTTTATCTTCGTTTTTGAAAGAATTCGGTCTCCATTTCACGCCCTTTTCACCTCCTTCCACGCATCTTCGGCGATCCGGTCAAAAATCGGCTGAAGGGCGGGGTTGATGTAGTCCCGCCCCTGGACCCAGCCTCCGGTCCCAGTACCGTGTCCATATTGCAGGATGATCGCGATGGGAACTCCATTTTGAACGTTGGCATTGCGGAAGGTGAGGGAGACCGTCCCCTTTTTTCGTTCGATTCGATAGTACCAGGACGCGGCGGTGCGGCCGGAGTCCACCGGCGTTGCGGCGGCTAACGCCGCCACTCCTTCTCGCCCATACTTGTCCAGCCAATCCAGACGAACGCTTCCTTCCACCCGCTCCAGGTATCCCGTCAGCCGGGAGAAGTCACCCTTCTGTCGGAACGAAATCATGAGACAGTCTCCTTTCCATCTAGCTCATCAGCTCAAACCGGTACCTCTGTGCGGCCTCCGGATACTTCTGACGGTCCACCTCGCTTGCGAACATCCCGTAGGGACGCACAAACAACTGCCCGTCTCCCTCCTTGGCCTGATAAACGACCATGTGTTCGCTGGTCTCAGAGTGGAGCGCGATTCCGACTACGCGGTAGACGCGCCCTTTGAAATGCCGGTAGTACCTTCCGGGAATGATTTCTCTGATTTCCGGTTTCATGTTAAAGACCTCCATAACAGATTGTTTTTTCATAGACACTGTGATAAAATAGGGCCATCTCACAAAAGGAGGGACCCACGATGCCAATTCCCATAAAAAAAGAAGAACTCTGCACCTTTGCGGACCTTCTCACCTGGGAGGAGCGTGCCGAGCTTATTGACGGCGAGGTCTTCCTCATGGCCCCGCCGTCCAGCGTTCACCAGAAAATCCTTACGGAGCTTCTCCGCCAGCTCGCAAACTTTCTGGACGGAAAGCCCTGCGAGGTCTACCCCGCCCCATTCGCTGTCCGCCTCTTTGAAGGGGAGAGCGACCGCCCGGAGGATGTGGCCACCGTGGTGGAGCCGGACATCTCCGTTGTCTGCGATCCTGGAAAAATAGACCATCGGGGGTGTAAGGGAGCGCCGGACATGGTGATTGAAATCTTGTCTCCCTCCACCCGGTCTCACGACCGGCTGACAAAGTTCGCCTTGTACCAGCAGGCTGGGGTACAGGAATACTGGATCGTGGACCCGGATGCCGCCTCCATGCAGGTCTTCCTGCTGGATGAGACCGGACGTTTTCGCGCCGGAACCCGATATGGGCGGGAGAGCGCCGTTCCGGTGACCGTCCTGGACGGGTGCTCCATCGATTTCTGCAAGATCTTTCCAAAACAGGTGTGAAAAAGAAAAGAGAGGAGCCGTTGAGAGCCCCCCTCTTTTTGTGAAATCACACATTGGTCGGTTTTCCGATGATTAAGGCCACTCTATCCGTTTTCTCCCAGAGGCCCGCATTTACAAACGCTTCTCCCAAACTTCCCAAATCAGCCGCCGAAACATTCTCTGCGATAGCATTCAGATATCCGTTCTGCCGCCAAAGCTCAGTGAGCCCTTTTGCAGCGAGCTCCACCGGGATCGTGATATCATCACACACCGGCGAACTCGCCGAAAAGCTCACAGCGCCTTTACAAAACACACCGAATTTCTTTGCCGCCACCACACCAACCGCCACGCCAATTGCGCAAGCGCCGAGAATAACGATCTCTTTGTGAGTCTCTGCAAAGCTTTTGAGTTTTTCCTTTTTCATAAAAATTCTCCTTTCAATTATGGATTTCTCCATAAAAGAAGGTGGTATTTATGCGAAGACGTCATCCGCTTTCAGAAGAGAAATATGTTGAGCAAAAAATTAGTTCAAGGAGGAAAGGCTATGTCCTGGGACTATTCGGAACTTTCTCATGCCGCCAAAAAATTTGGAGGACCAGAAAAATATCTTGAGACTGTAAAAGAGTTTGTACGGCAGGAAACAACTAAGCAGATCAACGCCAAATGGATGAAATTCGTAATTCCATTTGGAATATTGACAGTGCCGTTCATGATAAAAGGAATGGCTGATTGCGGTGAATGGATAATTGAAAAGAGGAACCAGTTACGGCAGAGCTTAGAGATAAGCAAACAAGAAGCCGATTTTGCAGAAGAACAGATTCTTGCGTCCATAAAAGATAAGGATATAGACGGAGAGCTCGACTCCAGTCCTTAAATCGCCGGAGTGCTCCCGCCGCCACTTCCGAATCCGGAGGCCTTCGCGGCCTCAAAGGTGATACCGCCCTCTTTGTGATCGCTCTTAGCCATGTTTAGGTAGAACGCGCAGACCGTCCCATGGGCAGTCCACGGGAGCCCTACCATAGCGGTAAGCCACGGCAGGGCCCCGGCATAGTCACGATGGACGCAGTAGGCTGCGAGGATCAATCCACCAACCGTTACAACCCAGAGCAAAGCGCGAATATCATCGATCAGGCGCTTAGAGAACTCCATATATGCTCACTCCCCCTTTTTCATAGTAGGACAGAAAGGCGCCGAGCACTGCCCCTCAGGGCAAAGATGACTGCCCCGCAAATGACAAGGTCCATTACGCCTGCCCGGTGATGAGGGCAAACCGGTAAAGCAGGGCCGCCATCTGCTCCCGGGTGAGAAGGTCCTCCCACATATAGTTGTCTGTGCCGTCCGGCAGCTTTCCACCGCCCCTTACGATACCGCGGGCCACTGCCCACGCCCGGGCCTCTTCGCTGTAGGAGCTCGCATCATTGTCCTGGAACTTTTTCCGATGAGCGGTCATCGCCGCCTCAAACATTTTATTAAACTTCTCCTGATCCATATCTTCGTCCTCCTCTTTCTTTTGACCGGCATGGGGGCGGATGTACGCTTTGACCAGGGAACGCCCCCGTTGGCGCCTCTGGACCTGTCCGCCGTTGGCGTCATCTCCGGCGGAGGTATTGCCCTCAATGGCGGTCACAATACCGCCCTGGGTGCTCTCCAAAATGCCGGTATGACTGAAGGTATAAATGATGATGTCCCCGGGCTCGGGGTCCTTGACGATGCACTCCGGTCTGTTCTGCCGGTACCACCCCAGCAGGCCAGAACAGGAGGCGGTCACGAACGGCAAAGGCTGTCCGGCCTGGGCAAAGACCCACTGCACGAACGCCATACACCATGGATACTTCGTTTTCGCCGTATCCCGGACTTCCCTGCCATAGAACCAGGTGTTATACTTGACCCGGTTACTTTCCGGCGGGTCCTCCTTCACACCCAGCTCTCGCCGGGCAATGTTCAGGACCTTGTCAGTATTGCTCATGTCCATTCTCCTCTGTCTTTTTTGCGCAGAGATCTATCATCTGCTGTTCCGGCGCTGCTTCCGGTTCGCGTTCAGCTTCCGCCGTTCTTCTGCTGTCATCTTTCTGGGTGGAGTCTTTCTTAGCTGACACACCCGGATCAGCGTGATTAACCGGTTGAGATGCCACTTTTGGCACTCAAAGGGTATGCCTAGTTCAATCATGATTGCATAGAACAGCTCCGCCGTCATGGGTTCCCGGGCCGGGGCTTTATCTTCGTTTTTCCGGGGGCGCGTTGCACTCATTGGCGCATTGATATACCGGTTTATTTCCGCAAGATTCCGTCCCGTGATACGCTGGAAGACCCCGCCGTCTACGTTCTGTGTCAGAGTCATGCACCGGATATAGTCCAGTTCCTCCTCACGGCTCATCGGGCCCTTGCTGAGATATGGGCGTTCGTGCGCCGCCTCCCATTTTGAAAGGGAGATCAGGGAGTGCTCCAGCCGGAGTGTTGTATCGGGGAGGTAAAGAAACATCTCCCGCTCCTCGTCAAAGACCTCCCCTCCTGGAATATTGAGCGTCAACATCTACAGTCAGGTTGCCGGAACAGGAGCCTGCTGGTTGGAATCCGCCGCGGCATAGCTCTTTCGGAGATCCACCGGAATGATACCGGTAAAGAATGCAACGGCCTTGTCCGGATTCTGGAAGAACTCCATGAAAAGCTCCGAATAGGCCTCGGTCTCAGAAAACGCTTTGGAGAGCTCCTCGCTTTTGACGAACCGCCGCCCGTCTGAACTCTTCTCACCGTAGGCACGCAGGATCAACCGCTTGAACTCCTGCATGATAGTGGGATTGTCCTGGGCGGAGATAATACGAGCCATCGTCTCCAAATATCCGCCATGGATGCTGCTCTCCAGCTCCACCAGCTCAGCCTTTGTCAGGTTGAAATAGAAATCCTCTGTTCGCTCACTCCCATTGTAATCGGTGAACGTGATAGTCTTTTTCAGCATGTTTTTCTCCTTTCGATGTTTTCAGAACAGAGGGACCGCCAGCTTCCCTGAATACGGTCCTTGGGGCGGTCAGGCGGCCTTCATCAGCTCCATGACCTCATCGGGCAGGGGCAGACGGGGCTCGGCGCCGTCGCCGCCATCCTCGGTGGTCGGGTCCTTCCCATAGAGGATCTCCTCCAACTCCGTCAGCTTCTCTTTATCGACCTTGGTAGAGTCGATGGTAAGAGACGCCGTGGGTTTGAAGCCGGCCACGTTCACCGGCGTAGTGGTGATTTCCCAGGAGAAGGTCACCGCATCCGGGTTGTCACTGATGGTGCCGTAGCCCTTCTCCGAAGGGGCCGCCTCACAGCCATAAATGAGATGGAGCTTATAGCCATAGTTGTTCTTGTCGATATCGTTGCCCAGAATGGTCCGGTAGCACAGGCCGAAGACCTTCCGGTTCTGCTGACCGATGGTCACGCCAGGCGCAATTTCTGCGGTGCCGTCACACTCGCCGAACTCGTCGGGATAGGTATAAGCCTCCACGTTGGCCCCGAACTCCTCCGCACTCCGCATGGACAGATATTTGATATTGTCAGCCCACAGCGGCGTCTCCTCTGCCCCGCTGGGATTCTCGCTGATGTTGATCAGCCCGTTCCAGCACACGCCCTTGGTGTACAACCCGTCATTCTGGATGGGGTACAGG